ACATTCCCCAATCATCCATGATCCACAGCCATCACATCTAACAATGTCTGCTTCAGTCGGTTTAGTGTTTAAGTGACCATACTTTAATTCTAGAAGTGGAAGCAAGTCTTGGAGCTGGATGATGCAGGCATATTCCGCTGCATTCTCGCCCTGTCCATTGAGACGAAGTACCGCAAAGCCCAATTCCCCCGAAAGAGCTGTGCGCTTACGAATCTGCTCCAAGACTGCCTTTGGTTGAAATCCAGCCCTTGCCTTGACTTCACAGTCAAAAGGTACAGACTGAATATCTTTACCATTCCCCCTTCCCACACTAGCGAACGGCCATACAGTCGATAGGTACTGTGCGACCACCCGCTCTGTGCGGAAACCTCTGTGTTTCCTATGCTGACTAATGAGATAAACCAGCCATGTAACCCATTGCAACACCGCCAATGAATAGAGCTAGTGTCAATACCATAAGTAGCGTTTCCTTATCCATTGACTGCCCTGCACTTATTACATGACCAAGTGCCTGCAACTACTATGCCTTCTACAATTCTAGCCGTGATCGTGATGTCACTAGCCATAGTTGGCTCATTGCATAGTTGGCAATTAACTGTATCAATCATAGGCACATCTTCCAATGCCACCCAACCTTCTGGAGTATGAATCTCAGCGTATCCCATTATACCCTCGCTTTCTGTGGTTGCCATTTACCATCACTGCTTAAGTTGTACCAATGCGTTGGACACTTATCCATCCCACCAATTTGACCCTTAGTGGCACAAAAGAATCCTGCCCAGTCTTTCCCAGTCTTTGCGCTATGACCAGTTTTCCATTCCATGTGGCCATGATTGCAACTAGGTGCATCAATAGCTTCCGCCGTACCTAGAATCTCTGTCACTGTTGCCATAGCACTTTCTAGTGTTACTGGAGCTAGTGTAGTCTTGACAGATGATCCGATAGGTGTAGTCCAGTAATCAGTGTCACCCTCTTTGATGTCCTGTGGTGCTGGTTGTATTTCTTGCTTAACTACTTTAAGAGCTGGATGGTTAGGTGCAACCTTGCTCATTTCTTCTCTAGAAGGGCGCTTTCCTTTAGGAGCATAACCCGCATTTGCAAGCGCTCTGCCAATAGCAGATGTCTCGCAATTCTCCAGTGCAGAAGTTTGATTGACCCCGCGAGTGCTAACCGTCTCCTCAGCGTACCCTGTTGCCCATGCGATGCTATCTTGGCCAGTCTTAAAGAGATAAGCCTTAACAATGTATCTGCTTGCTTCCACAACTTCCAACTCAGTGCTAATACGGAAATCTGGATAATCCTTAATAAACTTTTCAAGTCTCACCTCTACTGGTTCGTAATCGGCTAGGTTAAACATATAGATCATTCTCCTCTGTCTGTAGTTGCCCAGCAATAGCTAGATAACTTGCTGCATCTATCCATGAATCAACTCGCGTTCCATCTTCAATGGTTCTGGCGATTTTGACCAGCGATAAGATAACTGCGACTTGGTAATCTTCCACTGGCATTTCAAGGTATGCACTGATGAGTCGTGCGGCTCGTGCCATATTGTCACTTGGATGGCCGTAAGCGAGTCCTCTGTCTTTGTATAGATCAGTGGCATTACTAAGTATTTCTCCATGTTTCATTCTGACCAAAACTCTGAGCGATTGACTGCTCTGCCCTTATGCCAGCCATCGCGATGCCCGCGTTCATAGGCTTCTTTATATGATTGGATTGCCCATACCACAAAGCTGATACTTGCCCCTATTAGGCAAATAATCAGCAGCTTGTCGTTGTTATTCATCTTGTACCTATCTGCATCCAGTGCCCTTGACTGGCTTACAGAGTTAGTGTGACATAAAGTCCAGACTAATTAGCGCACATTTTGATAACGATTTGGTAACGAATCTGCCTCGTCAATCATCGTATCAATGGTGCGAACTACATCAAGCGTAAAGTCGTCCATATAGGGTAAATGACCCATCCTTGTTTATAGGCACTAGCATGGGAGAAACGCGGTCTCCATGCGTCTCAATGACTGCCACGCTCATCTGCCAGTTCGCGCTTCCAGCCTTCAAATAAGAGGCTTTTTTCTTGTCCATGACATTTCCTGCCTCTAAGCCCCACAAAGTCCTGTATGAGGCTCCTATGCCCTCTGTGAAGGCACTAATGCCTGCCCTGTGTGTGTGACCACAGACCACAGACTTGCCAAACTTCTTAGCCAGCCCTAGAGCTGTAAGTCCAGCGTTGGAGTTCATTGATCCTTCATCACCATGAACTAAGACCCATCCCTTGTGAAACTCGAATGGTCTTTTATGGAAGCGGATTCCGAGTCCAGCGAAGTCCATAAACTTTGCGTATTCCAGTTCTGGTAATCCGATGAGGCTAGGTGCGCGTAATAGTGTGTGGTATAGGCGGTCTGTGTGATTGCTTCGAGTGACATCTGTTGTGCCGAGTTCATAGAGAATATCTTGCGCAAGGCTTCTGTCAGCATCTAGCGTACCTTCCCACTCCAACTTAGTCCCTTGAGCCCAGCGAGACTGGCTCTGCATATCTAGTTCATCGCCTGTGTTTAACACAAGGTCAAACTTCTCTCGCTTTACTAACTTGATAAGATTCTTAACAGCTTGCTCATGGTGATATGGGATTTGTAAATCCGATATAACAAGATAGCGGGCTTTAGTCATCGTCCTCATCTTCGTAATTGCCGAACTTCTCTGGATCGACAGGGTTAGGCAATATCCATGCAGGGTAAGCGTTAGGTTCAGTAATCATGAACATGGCTACATCTTCTTTGAAGCCTGCTCTTTTAAGACTACAGAAATACTCATAAAGCCCAATGCAATAAGCATCTAGCTTTGAGTAACCTTGATCCTCTAATGCTTTAGTTGCTTTTCTTGCCATAGCAGAATGTTACCTGTCTAGTAAGATGTTGTAGATTTCATCGACTCGCGTGTTGAGTCTTTTAATCTCAGACAACAAGTGGGTAATTACATAACCAGAGAGGCCACCGACTATTGCTAGTGTGGCTAGGTAGAGCGTAAAAAAATCGGATTGTGTCACTTCTTAGGGCTCGCATAACCAAAGACACCAGATAGCACAGCCCAAAGGATTGCGCGGTAATCTGCTGCAAAGTTAGTAGATGCCCAAGCTGCTAGAAATGCTCCAGCAGCAAGGTACGCAGGATGTTTGATGTTCTTCATTATTCTCCGCCTAACATAGGTATCTGAAAAAATTGACCCAATAGGTCAGCTTCTTTTTTAAAGCTAACATGCATGTGTGCTTTGTGTTGATTGATGCCCTTGTAAGTGCGCCACTTCCAGTTAAGGATGGGAGACGCAATCCTGCCGTTAAATATAATGTACGAGATGCGCTTCTCTGCCTTAGACTTGCAACTGATTCGTAACTGATCTGCAAGGTCTGGCATGATATACGGCTTGACTCCGACACCGAACAACTCTGCGTCAATGTCAATGGCACGAACCCAGCCCTGCTCATCTGGATTATGATCAGACTTACGAGCAGCGTGTCGGGTATCACCGACCCAACCATCCGATGCCCTATCACGATCTGGGAAGGAATCATCTATCTGCTCACGAAGTTGAATAGCAGCTTTGCTTAACTTAGCTTTCACAGTCCAAGTGCAGCCTTAAGGTCAGTCAAAGACAAGCCAACACTTGCTAACTTTTCTGCCACAGTTGGCTCAGTCTCTACTGGCGCATTGTGTGCAGCAATAGCATTATCGGCTTCTTTTTGTGTTTCGCAACCTGATACATAAAAACCATCATCTTTGGTAAATAAATTAAAACCTGTCTCATTCAGAAATGTAGTTGAGTTTGTTGGTTTTTGTGGTGTAGTTATCTTAAACTCTTTCACTTTATGCTCCTAAGTAAGATAGTTGGAAATTAGAATAAAGAGGCTGAGTTTCGGTTGCACCCTGCTGGTAATAGATTTCCCAATAATCTGTAGCAACAGTTGTAATAGTTGTAGAAAGAGCCAATGTGTTATAAACACCTGTGTTCATTCTTACCGCTTGACCGCCAAAGAAAGTAGAATCTGTAAAAATAGAACCATTTTTATAGACATACATAATTTGATAACCGCCTGGAGTTCCATACGGATTACCTATAAACGCTGATAACTGATATTTCCCACCATAACTGGTTGGAATTGTTATACGAGTATTATTTGTTGAATTATCGTGAAAAGTGTTTGTGTCATATTGTTCAGTCGTGTAAGCAACCGCAAGTGCCGTATTGGCAGTTATGGAAGTTGAAACACCATTTCTCAAGGCACTTACACCAACAAAGGTTGGCGCTGATGAGACTGTAGCCCATTTCAAGCCAGTTGCGGCAGTTGAATCTGCCTGCAAATACTGTCCATTTGTACCGACTGCAAGGCGTGCAACAGTGTCGGCAGCAGTAGCTGCAATAATGTCACCTTTAGCATCAACAATAGTTTTAGCAACCATTGTCGCCATAGTGGTGTCAATGGCATCGCCTAGCGTACGCATGGCCAACGCGCCATTTTTTACTAGATCAGTGTTATCTGGTTCTGGCCAGTTATATATAGGGCTAGTTGCCATTTTAAGTTAGTGCTCCTGTCGCATTATTCCAGATAAGTGTAGCATTTACACCCGTCCAGATTGTGTTAGATGGTATTACTGTCTCCCATTGTGTGGTAGATAGTGAGAACTCTGTAGCTGTGATGTAAAGGGTTAAATCCACAAAAGTAGGGGTAGCGCGTAAAGCTACATTCTCGACAAAACCCTCGAATGTGCCGCCCAAAAGGTTAGAAGGTAGATTCTGAATAAGGACAGGCTCGCCAAAGAAGATAGCAATTAAATCATCAAGCATGGCAGATGGCATGTCTGGGTTATCTAGTCTAAAGGTAATCGCCCCCAATGAGGCTTTAGCAGTCTTGCGTAGATTAAGCTCTCTAGTGGCAATATCAGTGATGTCAGCAAGGTTCTTGATGTTGGACTCAAAGGAACGCTCATAGAGGCCGTATGCGCCTATAGAGTCGGTATCAGAGGCACTGTAGGTTGAGCCGTAGGCTGTAGAGTATTTATAGATAAGGCTATTGCGGATGCGAGCAATCTGTGTCTGAGAGGTAATGCTGCTAGGAGTTGCATAAGCTGCATCAAGATAGGTGTAGCCATTGTCTGAAAGGTAATCTGAGCGATGGTCTGCATCGTCATAATTGACTAAACCATCTGCTGACTCATAGACCTGACCAAGTGCGCTGTTGGCAATCTGATCTACTAGGCTCTGGCTCTTAGCCGTAGCAGATGCACTTTGGCTTATCATTGTGTAGAAGCCTGAGTCAATAGTGCCGATATAAGTCTCGGCTTCATTCCATGTGGTTGTGGCTGGATAAGTAGCCCATGTAACAGTAGGTGTAACTTCATTCCAAGAAAGGTTAAGAGCTGCACCTAGAATGGCTGCAATCTGTGCGCCATCTAATCCTTCTGCTAGAGCTGTGTTGTAAATAGCCTTAGTTAGTTTAGCCAAAGAGCCAATGCCTAGAATTGTGCCTGTAGTTATGTAGCCAGATTCTTCTGGACTTCTAACTCCGATAGAAAAGTCAGAGACCTCACCACCAAAAACAGTGATATAAGTGCCAGATGTATTCTTTAACTCTAAAGTAATTGGCTCAGTGACATTAATTGTAAAGTCTGCCCCAGTGGTGTTGATGATTTCTACTCGGCAGTAACCTGCTGTGCATTGGCGGTCAATGTCTAGCCGACCAGTGGCATAAGAAACAGAGGTGACTGTTGTATAAACATCATCACCTACTGTCACACGCCATTCTGGAAGCCAAGTCACTAGCGAACCCTTAAAGTTCCACGATCAACTGCACCTTGTAAATACTGGTCTAGAGCTTCTGCAATAGCGTTAGGGTCTCCCACACCAGTATTGATAGTTACATTCATATCGTAATTACGGTCTCGGTTTTGATTTGGATTATAGTTAATCCCAGCGACATTTGTAGGGGTTGCAGCTTGCGCAAGTTGCGCAAATAAATCATAGTTACGATCTAGGTTTTGAGTAGGGTTAAATGTAACTCCAGGAATTAGTTCTGTAGTTCCAGGATTTGTATAATTGTTATTGTTACCACCACCACCGCCACCGCCACCGCCACCGCCACCGCCATTATTATTATTCATGTTAGCAAGAAGCAACATCATCTCTCTAATCTTGCGCAAGGCTTC